ATGCTTATTTGGCTTATCGCTGGCGTAGGCGGTGCAGCTAATGAGGTTTCAAAAGCCTCAAGTGAAGCGGAAGAGATTGGTGGAGCTATTGGCACTGGAATAGGTGCAGCTATTATAATTTTTCTGTGGGTTGCAGGAGATGTTATATTAGGGCTATTTGTTCTATTTACGCGTCCAAAGAGATAGCTTTTTGTGATTATTGCTAAAAATGGCAGGCACTACTAACAAGTAATGCCTGTTTTTTTATCTATAAGTTATTGACAAATATCAATGCGTGGTAAGTTTTTTACTACATTTGGAGTATGAAAAAGAAGTACAGTCGCATAAATCACTTGCAACGCTATATTAAAATTCAAGAAATAGTGCAAGAACATTATGAGCCTGAAATTAGCACGTATTCAGGCGTTTGGCGAAAGTATGTAAACCCAATTTACCCAATGAGCTACAAGCGTTTTATAGAGGTTATAAACATGACTGGCTTACACACTGCACTCGAAGAAGAACGCAAACGCCTTGAGGACAAAGAAAATAAAAAACAACTGTCTATTTTTGAATAACAGGTTCCACCATAACAGGTGTTTTTTCTGGCTCATTCTTGTAAGACGTGAACTCAGTTTTATACGTCATTTCGTAAACTTCAAAATCTTTATCAGCCATAATTTTTGCTAACCTTATTCTCATCAGCGGTGCGAATTGGTTTTGATTTGAAAATGACTGCAACGCCTGGTGTATTTCTTCTAGCAGTTCTATCGCCTTATATGCGTTAGTCTTATTGGGAGCCTGCCCTGAAGAACGTATAAGATTAAGGTGTGCAAGAATAATACTTATCTCAGCTTCAGCTTTTTGGTTTCCTCTCGCCATTTGTGTGTATGAAACGTTGTTTACATCAATCAAAACGCAAGGGAATTGAACTGGCGCTGGATCATAATTTAATTGCTCCCAGTTTTTATCAATATATTTTAGGTCCGGAACCTTCTGTTGTAATCTGCTTTGAATTTCTAAAAAAATCTGTTTCATAGTATTTATTTTTTAAAAATGTTATTAATGCTCTCTTCTATTGTTTTTTTTACCATATCGTCAACAACTCTGTGGCTGCCTATAAATTGGCGTTTTGGCATTTTAATTACCTTGCCTTCTTTCATCAACGCCAGCATCTTGTATTGCTCGTCGTTGGTATTCATGTACATTGCCCAAAAATACTTTTTCATTTTTTTGGTAACAGTTATCTTCCCGCCCTCATTGTGAATTTTTGAGTATTCTAAATCTGAATAAATAACAACCTTTCTCTCATCAGCTTTGTAGCGAATAGACCGCCCAAGTTGCTTGGTTGCTCCTGTAAGTATCTTTCTTTTGCTGTAAGCACCTTTGCCAAACGTGGCTTTTTTCTCTTTGCTCTTGCCGCTCTTAGTCTTATAGCTAACTGTGCGAGATTTTCTGCGCAAAACCTCGTCCCACTTCTTGCCAAAAAAGCTCTCTTTTTGAAAATTGTCTTTAAATAAGCTCACAGCGTTGTTGCCGATTTTCTTTGGAATATCATATTTCAAAGCCTGATTGAGCTTAATTTTTAAATCTGCAAAATACTTTTTGAATTGGTCGGGTTTCATTGCTTTTGTTATTTTTGTTGGTAAAATTTAAAATTTAACAATATGAATAAAGATGACTTAATTTATCAAAATTTTGAAATGTCGATTCAGGCATTTGCATTAGCAAGAGCAATCAAGCGAATGCTTGTATCTGCTGAAAAACAAGACGAGTTTTTAAACAATTACAAATCAAGTCTAAAGGAGGTTATAAGCGAGCTACTTTCTCGCAATCCCGAATTAGATTTGCCAGAGAGTTTTCTAGGCGAACTTGAAAAGTTTTAGCCTCGTCTGATTTTTCTGAGGTATCAGAACCAATGGCGAAGACACATACTTTTGCAAATTTTTGGTTTTCGCTAAGTTCTGGTAGCTCGTTTTCTAAACATCTCATTAATTCTTTTTTTGAGATGTTTTCTTTTTTTAACACCACGTCTTGTAAAGTGCAAGCGTTGTTTTTTTCTGTTTCTTTCATTTTTGTTTGTAACTTTTCAGGTAAAATTGAAGTTTTTTTCATTTTTATTTGGTTTTTGTAAAAAAATGTTGTATCTTTGTAGTCCTAAATAACTGTTTATTTTGACCGCGCGGACTGTAGTTCCGCGTACGATAAATAAGCAGTTATTTTTTTATATTCTTTAAAACTTTATTGCTATTGGTTACTGAGTGGAACCATAGTTTTTTATCCCTGTGCCAGTTTGCAATTAAGTAATTGATTTTCCCATTAATAGTTGTTTTAAATATTTCTGATATTCTGCCATCTTTTTCGGTAGTTCCCATATATTCTGCATTTGTAAGAATTGCATTCATTCTTCTAATCATTTCGTTTTTCAAATAATAATCATCATGCGGCTGATTTAGGTATTCTTTGATAGTTCTCGTTGAAAAATTAATATCTGCAGCTATTTCTGGATGTTTAACAACTTTTAAGTTGTTTTTTGCCCACTCAAGATTATCTTTTCTTACGATTCTTAGCACATCTGTTTCGGCTCCTTCTTCCGCCAGCTTCACATAACTACTGTTGTCTGTAAAAATCTCACCTGTAATAGCAGGGTTGCCTTCCAGTCCTTTTGCAGAAAGGCTTTTATGATAACTCATGCCGCTAACAGGTGCGTCTGTTTCTTCCCAGTCGCAGCCACAGTTCCACAGGCTGCCCGGCTGGTTCTGCGTCCAGAAAGGATCTGTTTTTGCCCAAACTTTATTCCAAAAAACAACATGCTCTTCTCGTGGCGTAGCACTTCTAGACGGTATCCATCGCAAATTTGGGAATAATACAAGATTTTCTTCACTTGCAAATTCCTGCCATTGTTTAGCCGTTCGGCTTCTTGCAACTGTTGTGTTATATTCCGCTGCTTGCCATCTATTGAATTTGTGTAAAATCTTTTTGGCATCATTAATACTGCCTGTATCGGTAATGGTACTGCGTATCTGCCTAGTGGCGTGCATAGATTTGTAAGCAGCAAACCGACTTACATTAGCCTTTAGTTTATCAGACAATTCATTTTCGCCGTCTTTGAAAACGGAATCTACAGCTTTGCGGAAATTGCTAGAATAGCTTTCATAAATTGTAGGATTAATGCTGTTGTTGCTGTTTGTAATCTCTCCAATAATTCTATCTTCTCTTGAGTTGTCGGCAAGACTGTATGTGATTAGTCCGCTTTTTTCAAACAGATTTAAACATTGGTGCAACAGCAATTCATCGTCGTTAAAATAAAGCTTGTTGAGCTGGTTTAGTAGGGCTGATTCTTCAGCCCTTATACGAAAAAATCGTTTTTGCTTTTTAGCATTGGTGCCGAGAACTCTTTTTTGCCCAAAATCTTGATATTGTATTTTTCCTCAAAGTATTTAGCCTCAATATCGTAATTTGCTAAAAGCATTTGTTCTATCTGAATTAGCTGCTCTGGTGTATAATCAACACTGTCGTTCCATTCAAAGCGGCAGTCAGCCACAGGAAATCCGTGTGTTAACATAAATGGGAGTAATTTCCAATTTATAACATCGCGCAGCATGTCCGCATCAGCTTTAATTATGTTGTTAAAAATATCCAAATGCACTTTAGATTGAGAAAGAGAACTGCCGTCATCAATGGTCATAGTTTGACCGAGAATAGCTTTAGAAATCTCTTTGTTGCAGAGTTCTATTCGTCTGTCGTAAACATTGAAAGCATCTCCACGAGAAGTCTCTTTTATCTCTAACTCCGTTCCTTCAGGAAATAGCGCCCATGAGGTTGCACCCATTTCTTTTAAAAACTTCTCCGTTCTATCTATCTCTTTCGGATCTCGGCTGCTTGTTTTTCCAATTCTAATGGGCATACCAAAGATTTCTCCGAACATATCCCAGTAAGCCATCATATTCTTTTTTGAAAGGCTCTGTGGCGTTATTTTTAGCAAAATACCCAAGTCTTTTGGATTGCCAACTTCTATGCAGCTTTGAGCAAACACACCTTCTTTGTATGAAAAACCTCTTGTGGGTTCATCACCGGCTTCTCTAACGAATACTCCAAATTCAGGGAAAACATTTTCGCGTGGCACGAGTTCTGTGCTTTCAAAATACATCAAGCCATTTTTTTGCGTTAAATCATTAAATTGTATCAAAGAATGCCCGTAATACAGGCTGTCAAGAGCCAAGTCGCAAAAATTCTTAAACCAGCCAACTTCAAACAGTTCTGAAAGCTCTGGTTTTTCCTTACCTGTTTTGTCAACGATTTTAAAAGATTTCTTTTTCACAAAGCCTTTACGCTGAGTTATACAGCCTGTAAGATGGTTGTCAACCATTACATCACGATAAATGCGATACAAATGTAGTCTTGAAGGGTTTTCCGGGTTCAATGCAATTTGCCACGCATCTCGCCACATACCTATATCTTTTTTTGTAAGATTTTCGGCATTATTCTTCAATTCAATTAAAATTGATTTTAATTTAGTCTTTGATATATTTTTTGTTGTTGTTGCCATTAGTAATCATATTTTTGTTTGTCCATGCTTCCAAATCTCATTGGGTACTGAGAGTTACCATGCTCATCTGTACTTTGAGGTAGATTTGGTGAAATCAAGCTCTTAGCTACTCTGTTAAAGTAGTCAATAGCTCTATCGTAGCGTTCTTTCACATTTTCATAAAGCATATCAACATTTGAAAGCCGCACGATGTACCACAAGGCAATATCTTTGCAAAGCTCAAGGATTAGCGGATTTCTGTCGCCGCCTGTTGCACTAAAAATAGCATTGCAGTCGTATCTTGCTGTCAAATAGCTTCTAGCTTCTTCAATAGCAGCATCAATTGCCATTTGAATAATAGTCTCGTCATTTTCAACTATCTGCTGAAGCTGATAACTGTAAGCTACACTTTTAAGCTCTTCTGTTGTAATAAACATAATTAGAAGGTTTTATAAATTGCCATTTCAGTAAGCGTTTGAATGTCGCATTTGAAGTAATTGTGGTTAACAAGCTGCTTCAGTTCTCCTTTTGATTTAACAATAGGTTTTCCTGCAAAATTCAAAACAAGATACTTTTTGCCTGTTGTAGCAGTCAGTCTGTCGGCTTTTTTAATAGCTCTCTTAAGTCTCCTTTGAAATCTCTTTGCTTTTAGTAGTTTTATAAATTTTTTCATATTACCATATATTTTTAGACGTGTTAGCACGATAGCCAACACGAGGTTCAAAACTCTCTATCCTGGTTCTTTTTTGTAGTATATAAATCGCACCCTCGTCAGCATCAGGAGCATCGTCGTGAGTGCGTGTTCCTTTTTCAAATGCTAGCGTTTGTTCGAGCCCAGCCAGCATGTCAGGATCATACTGCAGGTCGATATTGTAATAAACAAAGCCACGCTCCCAAAGAGGTGATATAGCTTCAATACGTTGGAATTTATCAGGTTTTTTACGATGGTCGCCTCTAATTGGCAGCTGATAACCTCTGTTTTTACCCTCAATGGTAAATTCGTCAAGAATAATGTCTTGTAGAAAGTTTGCTTCTATGTAATAATCGCAAATAACTTTCTCCGGCATAGATTCGTGCAGGTCGTAAAACCACTTAACCATCTCTGCAATGCTGCACTGTCTTACAAATGCTTTTAGGTGGTGTAATTCGCTGCCCGTTTTACCCCAAACCTTAATAGCCTTGTAGTCATTTTTTGACGAGCTCTTAAAGCTGGGATCACAATACGCTACAATTTGGTCGTATTTGTGCAGCGGCAAAGGTTTTTTCCATTTAATCCAGTTGTGTTTGAAAACTGCTCCTTCAGTAATAGGATTATTCATGTATTCCTTTTGAAAAGAGCGATAGCCTTGGAATAGTCGTTTCTCCTCAATTCTCTCCTTAGTCCACAATTCTTTCCATGAAGGATTGCCATTCTTGTCAACTACATCAACCTGAGAGACTTTTACGTTTCTTATTTTGCAAATATTAGCCAGTACACTGTTTTTAGAGATAAGATTGCCAACCATTATAAATCTTCCACCTGCGGCACCAAAACAACCAAACAATGCTTCTTTCACCCAATCCGTGAGCTTACGCACGCGGCTTTCATTCTCGCATAACTCATCATCATCTAAGTCGTCAATAACAATGTAGTCTGGTCGGTTCTCACGCTCACGAAGTCCACGTGGAGATTGACCTCTACCAAGTGCAGTGAATGAGCAGCCGTCAGATGTAACAAATTCGCCCTCGGTCCATCTGCCAGCATTGTATTGCTTACCAAAATCTCTGATATATCTTTTATTATACTGAAGCTCCGCCTGAAGGTCGCCAAGAAGTTTCTTTGCATTGTTCTCGCTTTTGCCAACAAGAACCATTGTGTTAATGTCTCTCTTTTTTTGACATTTGAGCCACATTGGAATCATTATATCCATGTGAGTGCTTTTTGCATGACCTCTTGCCCATTTGTAAACGGC